AAGCCGTGATAATGTGATCCAGCTTGTCACCGCCACAATAAACAGCAAGCCTGAAATCACTAACCACTTAGTTTCAAGCCGTAACATATTCACCCCGTTCAAACATTCTGCGGTTTCTCACTCGGCGGTTCGCCAACCCTTGCGAAAACTCAAGCTGCTTAGTTCGCGGATTGCGTAGCTTATTCCAGTAGCCGATTGCCTCGCCCGCTTTCTTAGTATTGCCTTTGTTAAATTCCCGAAGTGCGGTCGATCCGGCAAATGCGCCGACACCAATGTTAAAGGCAAGATTCACAAAAGCGTCAAACTGCTGCTGTGTAATTGCGCGTTTAACATGATAGTTAACGCCGTTTTCCGCTATCCGCACATCTTCGCGGAGCAGTTCAAGGGATTTTGCTTTAGTGATAGTCATTCCGGCGCGAATCGGCACGCCGTCAACTTTGCCCGTATGACCGGTTCCAATTGTCCAAATCCCTGCGCCATCTTTGTATGCCGTCAGCCTGTCGCCCTCGTCATACTGCAATGCTCTTAAACCATCTATGCTAATCTCTCTCATCTGGCGCACTCTCCCCATAACTGTCATCTCGCTGTGTGCGGTAACGATCAAAATCCGGATAGCTCTGTTTTTTGATTTTTTCATTTACAAACGCAAATAAAAACTCTCTCAATTTTTCCGTGCCGACAAATCCAAGAAACACACCAAGAAACGTAGCGTAATCGGAGTGTCCGAATCCACGCTCAAGCAGCGGAATACTTGTCTGAACAAATCCGGCACAGATCAAGCCGTCAATCAAAATGTACCGAAATTTATTTTTTTTGCGCTGGAATAGTACGCGCAAAATTGTCATAAGGATTGCAGCTATCGCACCGTTGAAGTGACCGCCGGAAAAATTAATCGATAGCCACGTCCATATAGCCGCCCATACATCGGGGTTCTTTTCTGGCATAGTCATTACTCCGCCCTATTTTTGGGCAATAAAAAACCCCGACTGCCGGAGCAATCAGGGTTATAAAAATTCGCTTGGTGAACATCAATTACACAATGCCCACCCTTACACAAAATCATAGGACACTAACCCAAACTTGTCAATATCTAACTTTGATATTTTTGCGATTTTTAGCGCCATTTTTGAGAATAATAAATCCCGTTAACAGCATTTCATGCAATATAATATTTGCTAAGTCTAGCCGTTCTTGAACATAGCGCTTAACTGTTTTTAGGCTTGGTTTCCGCACATTTGTTTTCCCTGCGCAAGGTTTCATAAGCCGCGGCTCAATCTCGTCAAATAGCATTACTGCAAGGCGGTTAATGCTCATTTTATTAACGTAGTAACCGTACACAATAAAATGCAGCTCCTTATCCGCTTCCGTAAAATATTGATCGACACACTGGCTAATCATCAAGCCCTCGTCATCAGCACAAATCGGATCGCTCGGCTCGCCTGCAATCACGCTATCCATCAACCGTCCTAAGATATTTACTTGCCACTTATCAAGTCGCCCCGAACGTACCCAAGCACCCCACTTTTCAAGCCACCCTATAACCCATTTTTCTTGCTCTTTCGTTAAACTTAGCTCGCTTAGATACTTTTTAGCCATTACAACCCCTTAGCTTCCAATGCCTTATTTTTTTCTTTATAGTGCTGGATCACTGATTTAATCTCGTCAATGCTCAGTTTTACGATTTCATGATCTTGCCGTTCCAGCCACTCAACTTTATCTAGTCCGATTTTGCCGATCAGCCTTATGCGATATTCGCTCAGATTTCCGCTTTTATGGTTATTACATGGGGCGCATTGTTTATGAACGTTCAACTCACAAAATCGCAATTCACGACAGGCGCCAACACTGCGATAATGCCCTGCGTGCCATTGTCCTTGATGATAGCGGCCGCACGAGATACAGGGCTCATCTTTGTCGCGCAAGCGGATAAACTTATTAAATTCCGTCTGTGCTTTTTTCAACCAATACGCACGATCATGATCACGCAATTTTGCCTTGCGCTGCTTATGCCGCTGCCTTGCTTCCTTTTCCTGCTTCTCCTCTGCTTGCTGGCGGCTGAACGCCATTGCGCACGGCACAGAACAAACTTTTTGCAACGAGTTAGCCGGATAAAATAACGTGCCGCATGCTTTGCAGGTTTTTGGTTTTAATTGTTTAGGCTTCGCCACCACTCACCTCTTCAAACGTAAATTCACCGCATGATTGTGTTTTTATCGGCACTTCAATCACATTGCCGTCCACATCTTCAAACGGGGCATAATATTCACCCGTTGGCTGACTGCCTAAACATTCATAATGTTTTGGCTCATCTGCGTAATATCCCCATTCATCAAATTTGCGCAAATCCAACACCTCGCCGCCGCACTTCGGGCATTTGAGTTTATTCGTCATAATGATTGCCCCCGCTCTCGCCGAATGCACTGTCAATCATTGCCCCAATAACAAACACAATGACCGCACTTATCATCGGTACAATAATAAACAGGATTAAAATTAAGATTAGGTTCTCAATCATCTTCCTGTTTCACCCATTCTTCTGCCAATTCTAAAATTTTCATTTCTTTCTTGTGATCTAGCCACATAAACTCCGTAAATCTCATGCACTCTGATCCACCACCACAGCAGTAAAATAGGAAATCCTAGAAATGCAACGGCCAAGAAAACAACACTAAAAACCGTTTCCACGATCACCCCCAAAATCCCAGTAATTGGCTAATCTTGTTATCCAATGCCTGCTCGCTTTCGTACACGTTACAAAGCGTTTCATTCCAAATCACACCGTAAACGCCCTTGTACACCTCGTTAAAGGTCTCCTGCGGCATATTGTCAAAGGCAATCGACCACCGCTCTTTGACTGTGCCACCGCTTGCCACCGGCTTAATATCGTAAAAACCGCCTTTCAACATCACATGGTTTAAGTAACCCTCAAGTGTTTTCATGCCCTCGTAATCAAGTCGGTTTTCACGCTCCGTTTTCAATTTATTGATCCGCACTTCTGCGAACTGCTTCAAGTTGCTACGCGTGGTGTCGCTCGCATTCATCGCCTGACATAAATCATCGATAATGCCGTAGCCTAGCCACTTTTCGCTCTCGGTAATTACCGGAAAAGTCGGCTGCCAATACTCAAATCCAATTTCTAGCAACGAGAACAGTTTTTTGTGATGCTTGTAGTTGCGGTTGTGCGATAACGGAATAATCCGCACCGCACTTCCCACCGGCAAACCGCCTAACTTCTGCTTATCAAATTCGGTCTCACAAACGATTGCGCCGTTGGCATATTTCACCGCAAGAATTTCAGTTTTGCGCTGCTTTTTGCTCGCCATTCCAATCCCTCAAATTCATCAATGTGGATATACCGCGTTACCTGCCCCCAATTACGATGTTTGGGGTTGAAAATCGCAATGTGATTACCGCGACACACATCAGTCCACAATCCAGTATCTGGGCTTTTAAACTTCACGCGCCCACCAACGATAAAGCGCATCTCAGTTGCTTTTTGAGAAATACGGCTAAACCAAGTTGTGCTGATGTCCACCGGCAGCAACATCACCACCAAGCAATCATGCTTTTCGAATAGCTCAATCGCACGATTAACAAACTTCAGCGGATCACTAAACGGCGGATTAATCCACACCCGCTCACCATGCAACGGGTAACTCAAAAAATCCTGTTTCTCAGTCAAAAAATAGCTCGGTACTTTGGTGTTTTCTTCGTTTGCGCAACCGTCACAAGTAAAATTAAACTCAGCGTCAAGTACATCAAAAATCGGTTGCGGCGTTGGATAAGTGTTTTTATCAAAACTCATTGTGCAATTGCTCCTCTTTTTAACATTGCCCGCATTCTGGCAAGACGATCTAGTTTTTCGGTTTGTGAAACTTGACGGCTCACGGTTTCAGTCAATTTCGGCGTTTTAGGCTCGGCCACAGTGCCGCCACCGGCTAAGTATTTCGCCATATCGCCGATTAGGGTTTTTGCCCGAATTAACGCTTTTTCATCGCTCAAATTGCGTTGATAAATCGCCGTTTTAAGCTGTAAAACCAAGTGATACTCGACCGCACTTTGCCACTCAAATTCTTCCGGTGTATCGCAATCACTAGCGCTGTATTGGTGATAGCGCGTCATCAATTCTTCTGCCGTCGGTAAGCCCAAATTCTCAAATGGATTACCGCTGTTGCACCACTCGATAAACTGCCCGACACTGGGGAAAAACGGGCTATTTGATTTTTTAGCAAAGCTCAAGCCACGCTGAATTTGCTGCACTGAAACACGCTCACTTAATAGCGTTTCAAGCCATAACTTGCGTGCTGCTCGGTACATGTCAGCGTTCGGGAAAGCCTGCTTCCATGCGGGGAATGCAGCGCATAAACTTTCAAATAATTCCTTTACCGCCTTAGCCATTGCCGGATCTATGTTTACGCTTAATTGGTTTTGCGGTGCTTGATAATTTGGTTCGCTCCCGATGATGTTTTTTAAATTAGCGGCTTGTGTTGTCATAA